ACTGATGGAGGGCACCAAGTAGGCAATCCAGAAATTGGTGCTCTAACTTGAACCCAAGGATAATAACAAGCCGCATATGAGGAGTTGTACCCTTTTCTTTTAACTTTGCTGGTAGCTTCAGCTACACTATTATCAGTTAATCCGTATTTGTTTCTTTCTGACTCTGATATGACATTTGATTCATGTCTAGCAGTCCAAGCGGCTTCGATATCGATGATTGCCATTGCATCCCTTCGTTGTTCACAAGTATTGATCATACGATCAGTTAGTGCCGGCTTTGTCAATCCGGGAACAAGAAGTAAGTTCATGTCAACGATCTCAGGATCTGAAACAGTGTCAATAGCTCTTTCTAGAGTATATCTCTCGTATGAAGTTGCTGCTTTATCGCCAATGACAGCACTAGTGCTTCTGTTATTAACAAGAGGCTCCATCTCTGTAGCGTCAAGCCCGTCAAATGCGCCGTAAAGAGGCATTGTGAATTTGTCATATCCTTTGTCCAAAAGAGCTAGTGTTCCAGAACGAGCAGTCCAAGAACCGTTACCAGCACGAGATCCTGCCTTGTATATGTATCCTGTAGACTCAATTGCTGAATTAATCGATCCAGATACATCGTCAAGCGAGAAGTGTTGAGAGCTAGTCAAATCACCGGAAGCATCCCATAAGTTAGCTGAGAGATCTCCACCTCTGGCTTTAAATAGATCATAGATCGATGCATCGAATTGAACACTAACGCCTTGACGGGTGTAATCGATACCAAAGTAGCGATCCCTAGGATCTGAAAGTGCAGCCATAGATGCAGAGCTTACCAACTTAGGTTCTGGCCATTCGAGCGAAGCAGTGAGCTCCTTGGAATTAGTGTCTATGGGAATACCTCTTAAAAACCCAACAGAACCTCTGGTACTAAAATTAGTAGCATCACAAACAAAAGCTGAGGTTGCATAATCTTGAATCCAGCTTTTGTCTCCAGTGCCGGCAGTATCTTCACCTTTTACTTCAACATCTGGTGGCTTTGGAATTCCAAGATATCCAAATGGAATCAGATCTCTAGTAATTGATCCTTCGTCAACGGCAGATGCCATTTCCATGCGAATATACTTAGATCTGTTTGGGTAAGCTCCAAAGTAACGATATCTTTTTTCAGTATCACTCCAGTCAGCATACTGATCTCCAATTACATTAGCAATATAATTTGGAGAAGCAGGGTTTAGATTGACGCCTGTGAAGCTTTCAACTGCTTCCGGGGCAACATCAGTATCTTTGACATTTCTTAGGAGTACATCAAAACTACCATATGCAGATGCATCTGATGCTGAGTTCGGCAATCTAATATTTCTAATTGAAATCTTAATATTTCTTTGAGTCCACTCGGCTTCTTCTAGAGTGACAAAGCGGAAAAGCTTAGTCATATTTTCTGGAAGGTACGAAGCGTAATCAGAAGATACATCTTGAGAAATAACCCAAGGTGATTTAGCTGGTTGTGCCTCCATTAGATGATTGGCGTAATTTGCACTTGCAGACACAAGAGGGGCTGTAAAAGCATAAATGTTAGTATGCGCATCACACAATTCATTGACACGATCTTCGAAAGTTTCTCCTAGCCAATATTTCTTATAAGATTGATTAGTGGTACTATCGACAACATTTGTATTTGTGTTATACGGTGTTGTGTTGAACACTTTTCGGATAAATCTTGAAGACTGCGGGTTAAAATTGAAACTCTGATCATCTTCATATGAACTAGCATAGGATTGGGAAGCATTAGTATTCGTAACTACACGAGCTTTCAAATTCTTGTCTGTTGACTTAAAATAGATGTTCGCTCCTTGTCCTCCATTAGATGATTCTCCAATAGTACCAGAAAGAACAACTCCTGTATTGGTATCGCAATAAAAAATTGCTCCAAGAGTACCGGTTATTTCCCCAGCTTCAAAGTCTGCAGAAGCAGAAGGCACAATCCAAAGTCCCCAAGCTCCACCTTTTCCAGCGGCGGTGTTAGTCATAGTCCAGCCGGCATCGCCATTTGTGTCTTTCTCGCTGGACTCTTTTCCAACAAGACGAACTATAGTTGCTCCACCTTGGTTTGCTAGCCAAGCATTGGCTGCAAAGGCTGCATAAGAAGGTGCAGAAAAGTTTCCATTACGAGAGACGTCTCCAGACTCCCTACCAGTAATGGCGGAACCAAAAACTTCTTCTAGTTCATTAAGGGAATCTACCTTAACGGGGCGCATAGTCGGCCCTCTCTCAAAGCGTCCAATTATTACTGGGCCGGGTTCTGTAGTCGGACGAGATCTACGGGACAAATCAATTTCTGCCACCTGAACACCGGGAGATACAAATCTATATTTATCAATTGACATTTCGTTATTTCTCCTTTATAAACAATCAATAGTTTATTATTAAAACATTCATAGTAAATAGTGACTTTTATGTTCAAAAGAAATAAAAGTATCTTTATTCTTTATAAAACGGATCAGTGCCGCTAGGATTGTCTCTTTCATGTTCGTCAGCCAGAATAACTCTTTCTCTAGAAATTTTAACTTCTACTATATTTTCATACTTCTTTTCTAGGATTATGTCATCATTTATGCCACCACCTATAAGATAGCCCAACACATCGATGTTAACGACAGAATTGAATATCCTTTCTTCTTCATCTAATTTAGCAGCATTGTTATCGTTGGAAAAACTATTGTCGATCATTCCTTCAAACAAGTGCTCATCTTGAATCATTGTGAAGTATTTGTGATTTCTTCCTAGCTTTGAATTAGAAGCAATAAATGGAGTAATCAATTGGTTCATTTGTTGTTGAAATTCTGTCCGAATGTGAATTTCGTACTTTACATTGACATATACTGGCACTGGGATATAGGTTGTTTCATATACTGTTCTATCTTTTGCGTTAACGGGGCGAGTATCGAACATTTTAGCAATTTTTGTTGGAAATTTTCTAGTTTCCAAGAATTGTGTATCATCAACACCAACATTTTTTTCAGCGCCGCTCTTTTTTATCGCCGCAGCGTTTTTAAATGCCACTGTTTTATCTTGCACAACCCTTCTTCTTACTGGGATGTACCCTCCGACACCATGATCCGGTATATTTGATGGTAATGGCGACTTTGCTGGATCTTTTGTTAGTTCTTTTCTCTCGATCGTTATTAATGGCAACTTAAGAAGCCCTTCGGAGTCCCTAAGAGTTAAATCATGCTTCATTTGGTAAGTTCTTTCAGCTCCAACCCAAATAATTGGTACAGGAATTGATCCTTTGTTCGTCATGACATGTAAATTTAACTTTTTAAGGTGATTAAGGATCGCCGAATCGATTGTTTCGATCGTTGATGCTTTAAAACTTCTTCCTTCTTCATTATTCTGCATTGAAAACTCCATCCCTTGCTCTTACGCACTTAGCACTGATCTCTAATCTGTGCTCTATTTGTCCAAAAAGTCTCTTTGGCTCTTGTAGTGTAACTATTTGATAAAATAAGTCTCCATAGAGAACAAAATCCCCTTCTCTGACGTATAAATCTTGATCTTCTGTCAATCTTCGCTTATGAAAGTGAATAACAATGCTAGATTGCTTGTCGATTCCTATCTTATCTGTGTATGCTGACTGTAGCCCTTCCCATTCGATGAGTGCTTGGACTCTGATTGGCGGAAGGAAGTTCTTTTCCATGGCTTCACCGTAGATTGGGTGAAAGTCTGTTGTATTATAGTCGATTGGGTAATAGGCAATGGTTTGTCCGATGACTCTTTCGATAAGTTCGTCATTGACTTGCTTAACAAGATCACGCTCCTTCTTTCCTGTGAACAGGGGAGGTGGTGGTGCTGTTGGCTGACTCCATTTGTTATCCTTTTTAGACATCTTGCGTTATTCCTAGTCCTTCTAGATCAAAAGATTGCACTTCGTTGAAAGAATTGTCGTACAATTTGTATTTTTTAGATAATTCTTGAATCAATGCTATCCACTGTTCTTTATCTTCTGCGGCAGCGTTATTGAGCAGGACTGGATCTTG